GGGGTCCTAAGGATGACGTTGGTAAGGTTAGAACTATAGGGCAGCATGGCATAATATCTGAATTTGTTGCTGAGATAATGTGTCGTCCCTCGATGGACGCTCTTCAAAAATTACCTTACTTTGCTCCTGGTCATTCGCTGTTCTCGTCGTTAGTTAATAATTGTATGAGGGCTATAGGACACCCAGATTATGAGAAGTATTTGCCTGTCTTGCAGGCGCCTGGGTATGTCAAGCTGGTTAATTATGCGTATTTGGTTTGGGATATTCAGAATCAAGACAACTCTCATGTGCGAGAATCATTACACCGCTCTGTGCATTACATTCATTATATGTTCGATATGAAAGGTATGACTGTTAGGGACTTACGTGTGTTTAGGGCTTTATCACTCTACCACATGGTAGGCACTAACTCCAAGCTGGTGCAATGGTTTAATGGTGAGTATAAAACTGCTGTCGGTGTTCTTGACAGTGGGTGGAAGCTCACATCTCATGCTCAAACTGTGTTTACATGGGAATTGCTGTTTTTGGGCGCTGCTCATCTCATGCGTGAGGCTTCTGTTCCTAAGTGGTGGGAGAAAGCTTTCGCATTTGCTTGCAACGGTTATTACTGTGGTGATGACAGCGTCGTAGCGTTTGATATGTCGTACTGGGAATTGTTCTCTTCTGAGTCAGTTGTTGACGGTGCTCGTCCTGATAAGCTTATCCGTGCCATCTTCGACCTTACTGGTGTTATAATTAAGGAAGCTGAGACCAACTTGCGTGTAAATGAGCCTGGTTGGGAAAAATTCTACTCTGAAGTTGTTGATGACAAGGTAGTTCGACCTGGTGTAAAGTTTCTCCAAAAGTACTTTGTCAAAGTCGATGAGAATCATAATTTCTTGCCTCCCTGTGCTGAAGATTTCTTTGATGTTATACCTTTTTCTGAAACATCTAGATATATCTTGCGTTCTGGTAATGATCCTAAAGACTGGAAGCGGAATGAAGGTGATGATGTGTCTGCCTTCATTCAAAAGATAATCGGATTGATGTATGATGCTGGTTATAATAAGACAGCCCATTATTATCTCAAAGCCTGCATTACTATTTGTGAGCGTGCCAACCCCGGAGCCTTCTATACTTCTGTCAAGGCCACTAACCTTTGGGAATGGCGTCACAAATTCACTATTAATGATAACAATGAATTCTCCGAACTGTTGAGCCCTTATTCCTATGATTATATCTGTTCTAAGTATCAAACTAAGTATACGGCTTCGTTCCTCCGCCGTAGATAGAGTAACTTGTATACTCGTTATTCTAATAAAGAAATTTGGGGTTATACCCCCCCCC